CGCTGCGGGTAGCTGCGAGTACTGCTTGAGGACCGCCGGGTCTTCGAGCAGCTCCAGCATTACGCGGCGCCCTTAATTTTTTCCAGCGAGCGCAAGCCACCGAGCCCGAGCATGCCGAGCATGAGCTCCCAGAGGTTGTTGTCGATGCCCGGCAGCGCCGGCCATGCGTGCCCGGTCACGATGCCGGCCCATTGCAGCAGTGGCCGCGCGATGTACTGACAGGCCAGCGCCGCCGCGCAGACCCAGCCTATCGCTGGGCGCCAACCTGAAGTGAACGCGCTCGGGCTGGCCGCCTCGGCCTTGTTGGTGTCGAGCTGGCCCTGGACGATCGCCACCGCCGCAGCGAGCTGCGCCGCCTCGGCTGCGCTCTTGTCCGGCCAGATCTTGTTGATCGCCGTGGTGGCAAGCTCGATGCCGGCGGTCAGCGGATCTACTGCCACTGGTCGGTCTCCATCTGCGTCGCGAGCCGCATCGCCCTGGCGGGCGTCTGCTTGGCCCAGGTGCTGTCGAGCATGCCCAGCGCGGCCTCACCGTAGTGGCCGTCCTCAATGCTGCCCAGGGTCCTGTGGAAGGCCAGGAGGCCCTTGGTGCCCAGTTGGAAGGCCATGTTCACCAGGACCGCCCTACGGGGCTCTGAGAGCCTCGCAGCCCACGGCAGGGCCTGCAGGACCTCAGCGGTCTTGGCCTTGATGTCGTTGTCGAGCAGGTAGTCGATCTCGTCGTTGGACAGGCCGCCGCCCTTGCGTGCGTCGATCAGGCGCCCGACGCCGATCGTCCAGTACCCGAGCGAGTCTTGGTAGGCGCAAGACTCGGTGCCCTCGTCACGCCGGAGCTGCTCGGTGAGCGTCACTTGTCGGCCTTCCCATCGAGCCGATCGAAAATTTTGCCCAACATCTCTTTGATGTCGCGCATGTCAGCCCGATAGTCGTCCCGAGCCACATAGGTGCGCGGCAGGTCCTCGCGCAGCTTGGCTAGGTCGGCCTTGAGCTCTTTCACCGCCGACCAGAGCTCGCGGGCAAACCATCCGGTGACCGCAGAGGTTACCCCCAGGCCGATGTCGATCAGGTGCTGGGAGTCCATTTAATCCTCTGATTGGCGTTTGAGCGCCATGTTCTTCAGCAGCTCGCCAAATATGTCGAAGCTCACCACGTGCTCGACCTTCGAGTCGTCCACCGTGACGTTCTGGCGCGAACCGTACTTCTTGGGGTCCCAGCAGGCCAGCAGGCGCAGGCGGACGTCCGTCTGATTCTTGCGCCACGAGATACTGCCCGGGTCGTAGCGTTTATTGCCCAGGTCGTCGTGGACCTCCAGCGGCTGAGTATCAATCAGCCGCATGCAATCCTGCGCGATGATCTCGTATCCGGCATCCCGTGCGCGCGCGTACGCTATGGTGAACTCTGGGTCTTCGCGCTGCCATTCGCCGATCGTCGCAGCGTTTGGATGCCCCGGCAGAGCGCACCACTGCGCCAGCGGTTTGCTAGACGCAATCCACGCCGCAACGTCGAGCTTGAGCTCGGCCTTGTTCGGAAAATTGCTTATGCCCTTGGGGCGTCCTCGTGTAGCCATGCGCGCGAGTCTACCCCAGCGAGCTGCATGGCGGCAACCGGCCTTGAGTTTTCCGGGCTGCTGGAAAACTCAGGCCTCATTGCTCGGTCGAGTTTTCCAGGCTGCTGGAAAACTCAAGGCTCATTCCTCGGTCCAGTCTTCCAGCGAGCGGACGAGCGCGAGCTCGGCCTTCAGGTCCACGATCTGCAGCAGCACGAGCGTGAGCTGCGTCGTGCGGGCCTCCAGGCGGGCGCGCAGCGCCTCGACCTGGGCCTCCAGCTTGGCAATGCGTTTGGCGTCAGTCATTTCAGGGCTATGTCGATGATCAAGGTCCTGCGCAGTCGCGCGTAGCGGATGCTGACGCGCTGCGCCGGGTACTTGGGCATGCAATGCTTGGCCCAAGAGTAGGCCGTTTCAAGGCGCGATCTGTCCATTGTCTTACCGGTCAAGACGCTGTCGCTTGCAACGATGAAGTCCTCGTTCGCGTCCCATGCGGCCCGGACCGCCGCCTTGTTCGAGTAGTCACGCCCGTGGGCGGGCGAGAGGACCATCATGCTGCTCTCTCCTCGACCATGTGCCGGGGGCCGTAATTGTCGTACGACACGAACGTGATGTCGGACCAGACTTGGCCGCCACCGATGCGCTTCTGCGCCGCCTTGAAGTTCTTGTAGCTGACCCAGGCGTAGCCGTCTTCGACCTGGATCTTCAGGCGGGTCGTGCGCCCGCTGTAGGCGGCGCGCAGGGTGGCGTAGGTGACGGCGCTCATTGCGCTGCCCCTTCGATGGCGTCCCAGTACGCCTGCTCGCCGGGCGTCATGCCGGCCTCGAAGTACTCCTCGTCGGCCAGCTCGGCCTCGTAACGGGCCTGGGCGGCGGCCACGCGGGCCTGGATGTCCTGGCTGACCAGGGCGTTGAATTCGGCTTGTGTCATGTCGTCTCTCCGTTGCTGAAGTTGATATTGTAACCCGGAGTTTGAGGCTCCGGGTAAATTTTTTAACGCTGTAGCATCCAATCACGGCGCATGCGTTCCGCGCGAACCGGGTCGTTGATACGCTCGGCGAGCCATTTCGTTGCCCACTTGCGATCGCCATCGCAAATGGAGTTGCTCATGTCGCGGTGGAAACGCTCGATGGCGTCGTCTTCCGCCAACTCGGCAGGTGTGCTGTTCGCAAGGTCCATCCGATTACGGACAGCGACGTGCTTGCTGTCCGCGCACTTCGAGCATTGCTGCTCGATCGGTGTGGCCTTGAACTGCGCCCATGCGCACGACATCGGCGTGCGCAAAAGGTTACGACCGCAAGCGGTCTTGGCGCCAAGCCCGGTGCCGGACTTGTTGAGGTGCATTTGACGGTAAGCCATGTCGATCTCCGTTGTTGATGTAAAGATTGTAACCTGGAGTTTGAGGCTCCAGGTAAATTTTTTACGTTGCCTGCGTGACCTTGGGGCGCATGATCATGGTCTGCGCCACGCCGTTGTAGACCGCGTGGTCCTTGATGGTGGCCTTGACCTCGCCGGTCTCTTTCAGGCCCAGGAAGTCGGCGTTGCCCTTGTAGATCACCACGTTGCCGGCTGCGTCGCGGCAGATGCTCATCCAGCTCACGCCGAACTGGGACTCCAGACGGACCTCGCGCTCGCAGGTCAGGGTCAGGGCGACCTTGTCACCGACCGCGCCGACGTGCGCGCTGGGGGCCTTGGCACGTTTGGCGATTTCCAGGTTCACGAGCTCTTCCTGGCGGAAGGTTGGGGCGCAGGCACGGGCCAGGAACGTCTCGCGGAAGCCAACCCAGAAGTCGCCGTCCAGGCCCTGGAGCTTGGCGACGAACTCGGCGTTGTCGGCCACGAAGGCCGCGCGCTGGGCGGCCAGCTCGGCCTCGCGGGCAGCGTAGATGGCGTTGGTCTTGGCGGTCGACGCCTCCGCGCGCTTGGCTGCGGTGGCGTCGAGCTTGGCGTTCTGCTCGACCGTGTAGAGCTTGTCGATCTTGACCTTGCCGACGCCGGAGCCGCCGCACAGGAAACAGACGTACCCGCTGTGGTTCCACTCCGGGCGGCCACCGGCGCCGCCGCAGCGGGTGCATTTCGACGTGTAGCTGTAGCCGCCGGTGCAGTTGGCGGTGCGGGCGGTTCCTGCGCGGGTGAAAAGCTGGGTCATGTCGATCTCCGTTGCTGAAGCTGATATTTTAACTTCAAGTTTGAGCCCCGTGGGACTTTTCTTCAACTATTTTTACGCCCCGGTCAGGTTGTCGGCCTCGACCGCGTTGTCTTCCAGCCACGTGTCCGCCGCGCCAATGACCGCTTCCGCCAGACCGACCGCCGTCGCGATGCGCCCGCGTCGCTGGCTGATGTAGCGCAGCGTGTCCACCGCCTCCTTGAGCAGGTAGCGCATGCGGTCGAGCTCGGCCTCCCGGTCCGCCAGGGCGGCGTGCAGGCCGGTTGCAAGGGTGTCGCCCGCCACGTAGGCGGAGATCTCGTTCTCGGTGTGGGTGCGGTTCATTTCAATCCTCCAGGAAGTAGCGGACAAGAATGTCGTGGATGTCGTCGTGATACTCGTCGTTCGGCAGGGCAGCGCCGGCGATCACGGTCAGGCAGTCACCGACCAGATACACCTCCAGGCCCGTCACCTGAGCGATGGCCTCGGCAATCTCGTCGAAGCGCGCGACCTTGAGGTCTTCGCTGGCGATCTCGTCCTCGAACTCCCAGGCTTCCGCCAGGAAATCATCCAGGGCCTTGCGGGCCTTCTCGAGCGCCGCCCGGTACTGCGGGGCAAAGATCTTGGCGTCGTCGGACACCCGGTACATCTCGAAGCTCTCGCGCTCGTTGTCGTATTGGACGTATGCCATGCTGCTCTCCTCAGTTGGTTGCGGTTGCCTGAATCCAGGTCGGCTTGACCCAGCGAGAGTGCGCGCCGTCCAGGCTCTCCACCAGAATCCCTTCAGCGCCGTCGAAGCACTGCAGGCTCGTCGACTGGCCGATGACGGCCCAGGTCGCGCCGTGGGCGCGGATGAGCTGCTTGAATCGTGCGCTCATCGGTTTCAATGTGACTGTCATGTCGATCTCCGTTGCTGAAGTTGATATTTTAACCTGAAGTTTGAGCCCTGTGCAACTTCTTTTCGCGTTTAATTTCGATCGGTGGCCGCTCCATGAACTGTCATATCAGCTCGTCCCAGGCGTTCACCGCCGCCGAGACTGCGTCCCCGGGGCCCACGACTTGGCCCGCCACGTAGCGGGCCTTGCGCTCCCGGTACCGGAAAAAGTCCTGCAGTTCGGGAACTTCCCGGCCAATCTTCCTGGCGTACAGGGCTCGGTGGTTGTTGTTGAGCTTCAGGCCGTCGTCGGACCTCGTTGCCAGCGCGTGTTCGTACCGCAGGACCTCGAACAGCGCGCCTATGCCGTAGCTCTCCCGGCCAGCCCGCTTGGCGGCCAGCGCCATGCCCTTGAGCCTCTCGTAGACCCAAGGGTTCTTGGCGTGGAATGCCTCGAACGCCAGCTCGATCTTGTCGATCTCGTCGGTCATTTTTCGAGCTCCTTGATGCGCCGCAGCGCGCACTCGTAGTGCCGGGGGCCGTAGCTCCAGCAGTCGGGGCCGTGCGTACCGATGTGCCCTTCGCGAGCTTCCTGGTACTTGAGCTCGCGCCGCAGGCGTTCGTTTTCGGTGAGCGCGTCCCCCAACATGAGGTCGAGCTCGCGTTCGGTTTCGGTCATGGCTCGAC